CGCGACCTAGTTACGGTGATTAGTGTTATAGAAAAGAACAACAAGAATAGGTGAGTTTCTATGACGGTCAACACAACGATTTCTGTGGTAGGCGTAAAAGAAACTATTAACGCACTCAAAAAGATTGACCCACAACTGCAAAAAGACTTTAGAGCACAAGCCAACGAGATTGCACAGCCAGCAATAAATGCTGCCAAAGATGTCTATACGCAAGTGCCGTTGTCTGGTATGGCATACAAGTGGAATAGTCGAGGCCGTCAATTGTTCCCATTTAGCGTGGCTAAAGCCAAGAGCGGTGTCAAGTTGCGTATAGATACCCGGCGCAACGCTGTAGGCGTAATTCTGATTGAGCAAAAAGACCCAGCAACAGCAATTTTTGAGACTGCAGGGCGCGCTAACGCAAACCGTTTAGGCGATCAGTTAGGTTTTGTTGGCGCTGGTCGCACTCGACTGATCGGGCCTGCCGTGTATAAAGCGCGGCGAGGCATAGAAACGCAAATGGAAAAAATGATCTTGGATACCGCACGCGTTGTTAGGCAGGCAATGTAATGCTGTCTATACCTATTATCTCAGAGTTTGACGGCAAGGGCATTGACAAAGCGCTCAAACAATTTAAGCAACTAGAAACCGTTGGTGAAAAAGCACAGTTTGCTATTAAAAAGGCTGCTGTACCTGCCGCTGCCGCGCTTGGCGCGGTCACTGCGGCTCTTGGTGCTGCGGTGGCTGCAGCTGCAGAGGATGAAGCACAGTCCGCACAACTTGCGTTGACACTAAACAACGTGACTGCGGCAACAGATGCACAGGTTGCAGCGACTGAGGACATGATCAGCGCTATGTCAAGGGCTACTGGTACGGCTGACAGCGAATTACGCCCGGCATTGGCTGTACTTGTTACTGGCACAAAAGACATTGCTACAGCAACTAGCGCATTGTCGCTGGCACAGGACATTGCTATCGGGTCTAACAAATCGCTTGCTGAGGTGTCTGAGGCGCTTGCTAAGGCGTATGGCGGCAACATGAAAGGTTTGCAAGCCTTGTCACCAGAGATTAAAGCCATGATTAAAGACGGCGCAACACTCGATGACGTGATGAACGTGCTTGGCGGCACGTTTGGTGGTGCAGCGGCAACCGCAGCCAATACCGCTGCAGGCCGTTTTAAGATACTTAAAAACTCGCTTGATGAAACAACAGAATCAATTGGTGCAGCGTTGCTACCTATTGTGCAAAAGGTTTTGCCAGTGCTACAAAAGTTTGCAGATTGGGCACAAAAAAACCCAAGCGCATTTTTGGCTATAGCCGGCGCAATCACCGCAATCTCTGTGGCGATCTTGGCAGTTAACTTTGCAATGGCGCTCAACCCGTTTTCAGCAATCGCGGCAGGTATTGCAGCGCTAGTGGTTGGCGTTGTTTACGCCTACAAAACATTTGAGACATTTCGCAACATTGTTAACAGCGTGCTTAACGGCCTGATCAGTGGTTTTGAAACTTTTGCAAACGCGTACATCTCAGCAATAAACCTGATCATTCGAGGCATGAACCTAATCAACCCGTTTAGTGACATCGCATCATTGCCAACACTGAACTTGGGCAGTATTGGTGGCAGTAGTAGTGGCGCATCCGTTGGCTCTGGTGCAGCGCGTGAGGGCGGTGTTGGCGCAGTTTTGGCTGGCGTGCCGTCTATGCCGGCTATGCCTGCCCCTGCAGCGCCGTTGCCTAGCGCTGGCGTTGGCGGTAGCGGTGGTAGTTCTACTGGTGGTGCGTTTGGTATTGGGCGAGTACAAGGCGGTTTGACAACTTTTGGTAACGCTGAACGTATCGCGGCGCGTACTGGCGGCAATGTAACTATTAACGTGTCTGGCGGTATTAGTACTAGCGCTGAAATTGGTGAGTCCGTAGTCAACGCTATTCGTGCATACAACAGGGCGGCAGGCCCAGCCAACATTGCGGTTGCCTGATGGCTACATCAGTTGTACAAAGCGGCGATTACGAACTTTTTATTGACACAGGGTTTCAGATTGACGCGTTTGTTCTTGATAACACAACTAAAGGCGTGCTGAATAACACGCAATACGTTTTAGACGGCACAACAGAGTTTGCACCAATGTTGGAATACTCGACCAATGTAAACATTAAACGCGGTAGGCGTGACGTTGGCGATCAGTTCAGCGCTGGCACAATGTCGTTTAACTTAAACGATGACCTTGCTGGTGGCACTCTAAACCCGTTGTACTCGTCTAGCCCGTATGTTGACCCTGCAGGGCAATTTACATTAGCGCCTTTGCGCCGGGTGTCGTTTGGCAGATACAACAGTGTTGGCACATTTGTAGCGCTCTTTGTTGGTCAAATTGTGTCTTACGACTACAACTACGAGTTGGGCGGCACAAACACAGTAAGCGTTTATTGTGCTGACGATTTTTATTTGCTGGCACAAACTGCGTTGGCTGAGTACAACGTGAGCGAGGAATTGTCTAGCGCTCGACTAGCAGCCGTCCTAGACCTACCAGAGGTTGCTTACCCTGCGTTAAGTCGTGACATAGAAACAGGTACGCAAACACTAGGCGGAGCAGCTGCGTACACCGTCCCTAACGGCACAAACGTAAAGGCATATATTGACCAAATACAGCAGGCAGAACAAGGTCGCATTTTTATGGCGCGCACAGGCGTTTTGACCAGCCAGCCAAGAATAGGCAACACACTGTCGGGCAGTGTCGCAGATTTCCACGATGACGGCACAAACATTCCGTACAACTCTTTAGGCATTATTTACAACGCTGATCTAATAGTCAACCGGGCAAGCATCCAACATTTAGGTGCTACTAGCCCAGAAGTCGCAAATGACTTAGTAAGCCAAGCCAAGTATCTAATCCAAAATGTGAGCATTACTAATAGCCTGCTACACAACGATGCAAGCGCTCAGGCGCTGGCAGATTACCTACTTGTAGGCGAACCTGAAGCCACGTTTAACGCTGTGCAAACCGATTACCTGATGCTGACTACAGCCCAACGCGAGGCGCTGGCGCTAGTTGATATTGGTGACACGATCACAATTACTAACACAATTACAGGCGGTCAGGTAGCCCAAGAATTGTCAGTTGAGGGCGTAGAAATATCGGTTAACTTAAACAACGGCCATCGAGTCACGTTTTATACGGCCAGCACAGTAATTGTGTACGAGTTCATTCTTAACGACCCGATTTACGGTAAATTAGACATCCAAGACCCACAGCCAGTTTTAGCGTAAAGTAGGAACTATGCCAAACGAACAGACATCAGTACCGTTATTTGCTAGCGGCGAGGTGTTGACTGCTGCAAACATGAATATAAGCGCCGGCACGGGCGTACCTGTTTTTGCTACAACTGTTACGCGTGACGCAGCGTTTGGTGGCACAAGCGAAAAGGTGCTGGCAGAGGGCCAACTTTGTTATTTGTCTAGCACGAATGTTGTGCAGTATTACGACGGCGCGGCGTGGGCTACTGTCGGGCCTGCAACATCTGGCGCGTTGGTGCGTGTTGGTGGCGGCACTTTGTCGGGCGCAACAACAACTTTTGATAATGTTTTTAGTGCTACATACAAGTTTTATTTAATAACGATTTCTAATGGCGAAAACGACTCAAACGCTAATTTAACTTTTCAATTTCGTTACGCTGGCCCAACAACTGAAGCAACAGGATATTATGCAGGCTTGTTTGGTTTTGGTTTTAACGCCACAACTGCCGCTAGTGGAAACAACAACTCAACATCAGCAACAGTTGCTTTGCTTGCTGGCGCAAGTTTTACAGGTCAATTGCAAGTAACAAGCGTAGATAGCACAAGTTATAGGTCAAGATTTGCAGGCAATTTTTCATCAGCAAACAACAACGGCGGCTATGTCGTTGGTGGCGAAAACTCTAACTCAAGAGTGCACACAGGATTTGTGTTAGGTACATCCGCAGGTACATTCACGGCAGGTACAGTAAACATTTACGGCTACTCACTCAGTTAGGGCATGACATGACAACACCACAAACACGCATAATTGACGGCGAAACAGTAACAGACCGCGACATGAACGCCGACGAATTAGCAACCTACAAAACAATACAAGCCGAAGCCAAAGCCGAAACCAAAGCGCAAGCCGACAAAGCCACAGCAAAACAAGCCGTACTCGACAGGCTAGGAATAACAGCCGATGAAGCCGCGCTACTACTTGGCTAGTGTCATGCTTGCAATCGCCCTGACCGCCTGCGAAACGACACGAACAAACGCAGGCAAAAAAACTGTACGCAACAGCGCACTACCAGCAAACTGCGAAACGATAAGGCAATGCGACAATGACTAAAGACAAAGCAGAAATTGAGCATTTACACGCACGCATGATTGTGTTTGTCGGCTGCACAATTGCAGTGACATTTGCAATCACAGTTATTGGTTTTGTTTACGGGTTGCTGTTTGTAACTCAACCGTTAGAGCAATCACCAAACGATGCACAATTTATTGACTTGCTATCCACGTTGACTGTGTTTATGACCGGCACACTGTCTGGTTTAGTTGCCGCTAACGGCTTAAAGCGAAAGCCTGCTGATGGCAGTAATACCAGCCAACCTTAAAGTCATAGGGTCAAAGCCCTACACAGGCAACAGTGACGGTGCAGCCGCTGGCCCACGTGCAGGCATGGATGAATGGATACGGCAAGCCATAAAGCATGGTGCTGGCGCGTTTTGGAATAACGGCAGTTGGGGTGTACGCGATATGCGCGGCTCAACCAACCTAAGTGTGCATGCCACTGGTCGAGCAGTTGACCTGTCGTATCGGCCGTCAGAGAAACAGCCGACAGCAAACCGTAAAGCAACGATTGCGTTTATCAACATTGTGTTAGCCAACGCAAACGAGTTAGGTGTTGAGTGCGTGCTTGATTATTTTCCTAAAGCGTTTGGGCGTGGTTGGCGTTGTGATCGTCAAGCATGGAAGTCGTACAGCAAGCCAGAGATACACGGCGCGCCGGGTGGCGATTGGTTGCACGTGGAGATAAACCCACAAATGGCAGACGCACCAAACCTTGTAAAACAAGCGTTTCAGAGGGTATTCACCGAATTGCCACAGTAGTGCCCTATGGTGGAAACACCGACGATAGGAGATGCATTATGGCAGACGCTAAAACATACATTTATGAGGTTTACACAACCATCATGGACAGCCAACAACACGTGCTTGTGCAAATATTCCGTGACCCTGAAACAGACAAAGTGCTGCACGCACAAATTGCGTTTAAGGATGCAATCGGTGACTCATGGCAGACCCCTTACCAATTGGAGAAAAAATGACGTTTATAACACTCAAAATCGGTGCATGGTGCATTACAGGCTTAGCGGCGTTTACGTTGCTCTGGGGGGCTAGTGAAGCGCCTGAGAGGCAACTACAGCCGGGTGAGCAGATCACAACAACCCTGATAAGCATTGTGCCTACGTTGCCAGAAACAACCACGACAACTACGACTGTGCCTAAAGGTTGTGCACAATATGTGGCTGATGCCATTACCGCTGGCTGGCCTGCAGATCAAGCACCAATGCTTGCGCGTGTA